GTGTCTGCTGCCGCGGCATTCGGTACCGCCTGGAAGGTCCAGGCCTGGCGGTTCGACTCCGCGAAGCTCGAAGCCATCGAAGACTCTCACGAGCGCGAGAAGATGCGCCGGCAGGCCGCCAACGCCGGCGCGCAGGGCCACGAGGCCGACAAGACGCAGATCCGCACCGAGTTCCTCACCATCACCGAAAGGGTCCAGCATGAAGTCGAACGCGAGAAGCTGGTCTATCGCAATGTCTGCATTGCTCCTGGTGGGCTGCAACAGCTTGCCGACGCAGCCCGAGCCGCAGGCTATACCCCCCAGCCTGGCAACCCTGTGCCCGCCGCCTCGGCCGCCGAGTGACGGCACCGGCGAGACAATGCTCAAGTGGGGCGTGCAGCTGATCGAGCTCTACGCGGAGTGCGCCAGCAGGCACCGGCGGCTGGTGGAGGCCTGGCCGAAATAGCCGGTCATGTCGTCCTCCAAAGCCGCACGGGCGGCAGGGGTTGGTACATATTCACGCCGTCGCACCTGTCGGCATGGCATCCAAGCGAAATGCAGTCGAAATGCGCGCACGTCCTGCAATCCGGCTCGGGGCGGATGATCTTTGCGCTACGGCGAGCAGCGGCGCGGAGAACCGCGTCTAGTTCTTCGTGCTTGTCGTCGTCAGCCATTCTTGTCTCCGAGTGCTGCGCGGGCGTGCAAAACCCGTCTCCAGCAACCCCAATCGTGGATGGTTGGCTGTGTCGGCGCGGACTGAAACTCAAGCACTTCCACCAGCGCATCCTCCAGCACCTTGATGCGCGCATCCTTTGCGGCGCTGACTGCGGCGGCGTGGGCGTGCATCTGGTCGGCGGTGTGCAGCGTCCGAACTTCGCTGTCATCAGTGGTTTCGACGCACATATGGCTGAATGCAAACTCTAGCGACCACGGCATCTTCTTCCTGCGCCATTGGTAGTAGGCAGGCTCAGGCAGCGGCGTGTTACTCATGGTGGAACTCCAGTGCGCGGATTTCGCGGGCAATCTCAATCTCAATTCCGTTGGCATGCCAAAGCTCGGCAGCTTGTGTCGCAGCCTCCAGCACCACGCGCACAATCTCTTGGTCGCGGGCGCGGAGTGTGTCGCTAGACATCATGACGTAGAAGCCATGTGACTCGCGGGGCAGCGGTGGCAGGGGGATGCTCATTTGCCGCCTCCCGGTGTATCGAGTCCCGCCTCGGCCCGGGCAAGTTCGAGTGAAACGCCGCGCCACCTGACGGCGTTCTCGACCCATTGCCTGCGGTCTTGCTCGGTGGGCGGGTACACACGGGTGTAGAACGTGTGGCCACCCATGCACTGCTTGCCGTGCCACCCGCCGGCGTGGGGTTCGCCGTGAAGCGCCAAGGCAGTGCTGCCGTCACCGTATCGCACCAACTCGCCAACGCGGGGCGACCATGGCTGATCTGCCGCTGGCGGTTGAAACATCGCCTCCCACTCGGCCATCTGGCGCTGCTTCTCGAAGCCGCGCACCCGGATCGCGTGGTCATCCAGTCCGAACGCGGAAATCGTCATGTAGCACTGCGCGATCACGTCAGCGATCTCCTTCGCCAGTGCGGCGCGGTTGGTTTCGCCGGTTGCCGGGTCCACGCCATCCAGGCCCTGGATCGTTATGCGGCTGCAGACCTTGCTCAACTCGGCACACTCTTCGCCGGTCTTGCCGACGCGGCGCAGGATCATCGGATCGCTCTCGGGGATCCACTTGGTCATCTTGGGCGTATCAGCCATTGGCGCGTCCTGTGATGCTCTCCACTTGATCCGGCCGGTACACGTGCAGCATGCCTGCCACCGGAGCGTCGAACTCCAGCACGATGCGCGACTCACCGGCCAACGTCCTGAACTCCGCGACCACGGTGCCGGTGTGCTGGAAGCTGCCGCCGATCTTGCGGACGTGGCGGGGCACGGCAGGGGCGGCAGACTTGGCGCATTTCCACAGGTCGCCCAATCGCCCGCCAGCCTGGACAACGCATGCACGTCCCGGACCTCGGCCAGCACCGTCACAGGTGCAGAGCTTACGCGCATCCGTCAGCGGCTCCCGCACGGCAGGGGCGGCAGCCTGTCGCGGGCAGTTGGCGCAATAGCCGCCAAGCCCGCATGTGCCACCGTCACACACGGCGGGCACGGCAGGGGCGGCAGACTCCGGGTAGCCGAACTCTCCGAGCAGTGACCCTAGTTTCTGGTCGATGCAAGTCAGGCAGACATAGCCGCCCATCGCATCAATACGTAGTGGGGTGTGCTTGTGTTCGCCGCAGCTTGCGCACTTCGTAGCCTGAGTGCTGGAGTAGGTCAGGGGCACGGCAGGGGCGGCAGACGATGCGAGTGTTTCACCGTCGCCGTCGCCAATCAGAGAGTCGAACGCCTCGGACGCTTCGTGCCACAGCGACAAGTCCACCGCCATTGCCGCGCCGTCGTCGCCTTCGATTTCCTCGCCGTTGTGGAACAGTCGCGCCAGCGTGTTCAACGCGGCCTCGGAGGGCACGGCAGGGGCGGGCGGATACACCTGCACCCCCTCGCCACGCTTCATCTGTCCGACAGACTCCAGCAAGTCGCGCTCGAATGGGGTCAGGTCGGCGGGCGCAGGGGCGGCGGGAGGGGTGGCGTAAAGCAACGTCCCAAGCGGCGCACTGCAATTGAACGTGCCGTCAGCAATCGCCACCGGCTCCGGCTCCGGCTGCGCAAGTGCTTCGCGCAGGGCGGCGATGGCGTCTATCGCTTTGTCGAAGGATGGCATGGTGTTTAGGCCGGTGCCATCAACGTCGTCCGTAATTGCATCCAGCGCATCCAGCGCCATCTGCAGTGTGCGGTGTGGGGTGGTCATGGTGCTTTCCTCGGTGCGTTGATCTGCTCTACTGCGTGGATGCGCTCGCCGATCCATCGAGCGCACGGAACGGCCCAACTGTTGCCCAGGGCCTTGTAGCGCGGGCCGTCTGCCGCAGGCTTGCCGCGGTGAGGGATCAGCGTGTAGTCGTCGGGGAAGCCCTGCAGGCGCTCGCACTCCCGTGGCGTCAGCCGGCGAACCTGCATGCCGGCCATGACCGCCTGATGCCCGCCCCCGTTGGTATGGCTCCCCGCATGCCCCATGGCGCGCTGCGTGCTGGCTATCTCGCCGATGCCGAAACCGTTCTGGCCGCTGGCCTTGCAGTCGAAGGCGATGGCACCAACACCGATGCCTCCCCGGCCACCGTTGGGCGTCAGCAGTGCGTTGGCCGTGCCATCGGTGCGGTACTCCAGATCGTGCGAGTCACCCCGGCCACGGATGGCAAGGGTGTAGGTTGGCACCAGCGGCGTGCCGCGCCCCGTGCCGTCCTCGCTGGCGTCGAATCCTTCGCCGCGCAGGGAGTGGACAACCAATGTTTCATCAAGCGGATTAGGAGAATGCCCACCGCCCAACATCGTTTTTCCTATTTCCCGGGCGCCCTGGCCATTTCCAGATCCGTCGAGCACATAATTGAATTGCCCTTCACCATAGGATCGATAGGCACCCGGACAAGATCCCAACGTATGCGCCGGGTCTTGCGCCAGAACAGCCGGATTGAATGCATCCGTCACCCCGCCGGCCGTGACCGACGACGAAATTTCTCCGGTCAAGGCACCATTCCAGCAGTCCGCCCCAATGCCACCGCTTGCAACGCCTGCGCCAGCGATGGCGGGAGCTGCTTTCCCCGTTTCTCGGCGCGGCGCAGGATGCCCTTGCAGGCTGTGGCGCTCAAAAAGTACCGCTGCGGCACTGCGCCAGTCTCCAAAACATCCGACAACGAACACACGGCGGCGTCGCTGGGCCAGGCCGAAGTATTGAGCGTCCAAAACCCGGTAGGCGAACCCATACCCGAGCTGGCCCAGGAGCCCGAGGAAGGAACCAAAATCCCTTCCTCCGTTGCTGGACAGGACGCCGGGGACGTTCTCCCAAACCAGCCACTTGGGCCGATACTTTGCAGCAATGGCACCGTAGGTAAGCATGAGGTTGCCACGTGGGTCATCCAGTCCTTTTCGCAGTCCTGCGACGCTGAACGACTGGCAGGGGGTTCCTCCGCAAAGAAGGTCAATTGAGACATCGGGCCAGTCCTTGAAGTTGGTCATGTCGCCCCAGTTGGGGGTGTCGGGGTAGTGGTGGGCCAGCACGGCGCTGGGGAATGGTTCGATCTCGGCGAACGCAACGGCCTGCCAGCCGAGCGGCTTCCACGCGCAGCTTGCCGCCTCAATGCCGCTGCAGACGCTGAGGAACTTCACGCCGGCCCCTCCGGCATTTCCGCCCACCCCACCACCTGCGCATGATTCAGCGGCAGCCCGGTCACGTCATACCACTGCATGCCGTCGTCATTCGGAGCGCCATCTGCATCGGTCGATGGCGCGTGCGGGCTGGAGTCGATGAATCCCTCGCAAGAGGTGCGGATGCCATCGACGTTGAGCGCGATCAGCACGTTCATCTGTCCGACAGACTCCAGCAAGTCGCGCTCGAATGGGGTCAGGTCGGCGGGCGCAGGGGCGGCGGGAGGGGTGGCGTAGAGCGGCACGGTCTTTGTCGTCGTGTAGTGCTGCGAGAACACTGACGCGCTGGTCTTGGCATCGTCCAGCGACAGGTGTGGAATGTGGGCAATCAGTTTGCCGTCGTGCCAACCTTCGACAAGCCACGCCACCGGCTCCGGCTCCGGCTGTGCAAGTGCTGCGCGCAGGGCGTCTTTGGTGGCTTCGACAAAGGCGGGTCTTGCCTGCGGGTGCAGTGCATCAAGCGCCTGCTGGAGTAGGGTTCTGTTCATGGCTCTACCCGATACCCTTGAGCAGTTCGCGCAGCTGGGTCAGCTTCTTGGCGTCCTCGCCCTTGGCGGCGATCTGGTCCTCGATCTCGATGGCCGCGCTGTCGATGTCGGCGGCCAGCTGCTTGAGTGCCGTTGCGATGTCGACCGCGCGGGACGACAGACGGGCGAGCTTGTCGATCGCCGACTGTGGCTCGGGCGGGGTTTGGGCCGAGGCGGCAAGAGGGAGGTTTACGGGCACGATCGGTTCCTTCGTTGCGGGAGGGGTGGGGAGGGATTCGTCCAAGGCGGAGCGAAGGGGCGTTCTGGGCGGCTTGACCGCAACGCGGGCAAACGAGCCTCGGGGGTTCTCGACGATCACGCCGGATCCGACAAGGGTGTTCAGGCAGCCCGACACCATGCGCAGGTCCGAGGATGACCCGGCGCGGAACATTTCCTGCAGGACCTGGGACGGGGTCCAGGGTTCATTGATCGGCACCGCGGCATAGACCTTCTTGCAGATTGAGGTCATGCCGTTGTAGATGCCCTGAAACTTCGCGTTGTTCACTGTGCAGGCTCCTTCACTTTCCAGCCATGGCGGCGCAGCAGCGCCGCGGCCTGGTTCAGGTCGCGCAGCAGCTGGGCGTCATAGTCGGGGTTGATCTCGTAGCGGCCGTCGACCAGGCGCACGGCGCCCTTGCGCAGATCTTCCTTGAGCAGCGCGGCGACCCGGCCGCTGTCGGGCAGTTCCAGGATCACGGCGATCGCCAGCGCGTTCTTCGGGCCGCTCGTGCGCAGCAGGTCGCGGATGGCCTCGGTGCGGGTCATGCCGGCCGGGATCGCCTGGGGCACGGGCGGGCGCTCCCGCTCGGCCCGCCGGGTGGCGATCTGGGTCAGGATGCCCCAGGGGTTGGAAACGGCGGTGTTCAAGGTGCACCCCGCTCAAGCACCGGCCGCACGCGCACGACCGTGGTGTAGTTGCCCATGCGCGGCGGCTGCTGGTTGACCTGCTCGTTAGGTTGCATCAATACAGCGGGGTTGAAGCCGCAGCGCATCGCTTCGCTCATCAGCCTGTCCACAGGGCTACGCTGCATCAGCCAGCCCATGTAGCGCTCGCCGTCCAGATACTCGCTGTCCTTGTGGCACACGCCGCAAAGAACGTGCAGGTTCTCCACTTCGTCGCCACCGCCAGCAACGCGCGCGAGAATGTGGGCTCGCTCTGCGCCGTCCATGCCGCAAGCAAAGCATGTCCCGCGCTCCATAAACTCAGCCTCCGAGTCGTAGCCCTTCGCGCGCCAAAGCCTGTCGGCCCAATGCGCCCGGATGGCAAGCTCTGTCGGCATCTTTCGCTTCGTGGTGTTCATAGTCTTTCCCGCTTCGTAACCAATGCAACCTAACCCCAGGTCAAGCGGACCGAGTACGGCCGCTTACCATGACGATGGTCAGCACCAGGCCGGACTGCTTGGCCAGCGCGACCAGATCCTCGGCCATGGCCTGCAACTGGGCGGGGGTGGGGGTTGGTAGGGTCATGGTGATGTAGTTGGTAGGTGGGGCGGCTGGATTTGTCGTCCGGGCGCGCGGTGGTTCCTGTAGTCGGCTCTGCCAACGAACACCGAGGCCATCTTGGCAAGGTGTCGCAGGTGCAATCCGCACGGCCTGCCGCCCCGAAAACTCACGCCGTTGCCGGCTCCTCGGCCTTGGGCGCCTCGTACTTCTCGAACGGCAGGGCCTTGATGTGCGCGCCGAAGAACTTGCCGATGGACTTCGCGGCCATGAAATCGGCGTGGGTCTTGGGCTCCACGTTGGGGTACACGTACAGGTGGCCAGGACCGTGGGCAAATTGACAAGCCAAGGCCTTGGTGGCCGGGTCATACCCGATGGCCTTCAATTGACTGGATGACACAGGGGTCATCGGGATGTTGGGCCGCGGGCCCTTGCTGAAACCGGCCGGGACCGGGAAGTTCTTCGCCATTTGGATCTCCTGGGTTTGGGCATCGGGATGACGCCACAGGGAAGGGGGCTCGGTGGAACCCCCAGGCCTGTGACAGGTCAGGCCGGTGCCGTCTCCATCACGGACTCGATGTGCCGGATCAGCGCCAGTCCGATGTCCTCGAACTGGTGATCGTGGAACAGCGGCATCTTGCGGATGTCGTGGCCGGCCGGCGTGACGCCGATCTGCTCCAAGAAGGCCACGTTGATGATGAACCCCAGGCGTTCACAGATGGCGCCCATGCGCAGGGTGGGGGGCACTTCGATCGGCGCCGGGGCGGCGGCCTGCACTGCGGGCCGCGTGGCGAACGACCGTGCTGCGCCGAGCGTTGCAACGACGCGCGGCTGCATCGACTGGGCGATCGTTGACTCCGGCTCGGAAGGCGCGCCCTGGGCCACGGGCGCGGCGGCGCGCGCCATCGCATCGCGGGCTTCCTGGTCGGCCTTGGCTGCCGCCGCCTGCTCGGCCCGCACCTTCTCCTCGGCCTTCTTGCGCTCCTGCTCGGCGATGGCCGCGCGCTCCTTCTCCAGCCGCTCGGCCTCGGCCTGCTTATGGGTGGCAATGCGGCTGGTCACCAGCGCCTGGAAGTCGTCGGGCGCCTTGAGCACCACGGTCTTGAAGTCGGCGAACAGGAAACCGTAGTCGGCCGCGTTCTCCTGGGCATACCGCATGTTGGTCTGGATGCCGGCGGCGATCGCGCTGGCGGCGATCTTGAAGTTGGCCAGGGCCTGGGAGCACGCATCGCGCAGGCTGATGACGGTCTTCTTGCCCTTCATCGCCGCGGCGAAGTCCACGGGCACGGCGGGCATGTAGGGCTTGCCGATCGCGGCATTCAGGCTGTCCAGGTGGTCCGCGGCCTGCTTGGAGAACTCCACGCGGATCTCGTCGCGGATGGCGATCTTGCGGGCCTCGACGTTCTTCTCGGCCGCCAGCCGGGTCGCACGGGCCAGCGCGCGCAGGTCGGCAACCACGCGGCGCATGGCCTCGACATCGGTCATGCCGGCCAGCGCGTTGTCCTCGGCCTGCTGCAGGGCTTCCTCGGCCCGCTTCAGGTTCTTGCAGGCCAGTTCCGCGTCGGCAAACTCCTGATCGGTGCTGGGCTTGGCGGGGATCGTCTTGATGTACTCGCGCAGGGCAACACCGAACTCGGGCAGGTTGTCGCGCACCGTCAGGGCGCCGCCCATGGTCACCACGACCGCCGGCAAACTGGGCTGCTCGGTGGCCACCGCGGCCGGCAGGATCTCGACGTGCTGGTAGTTCGCCAGGTCCTCGTGGAACTGCTTCCATGCCGCGCGAATGCGATCGAACCAGTCGGTGTCCGGCTCGACCCATACGTGGTGGGTGTTCTCGCGCGTGCCGTCGGACACCGTGAACAACAGGCGGTCGGCACCCGTCACCATCAGCACCTGCTGGCACTGCGGCATGTGTTCCTCCGGGACCTGGCCGGCCTTCACGATCGGCAGGTTGTCCTTGTTGAGCGACTTGCACTCCCATGCGGTTTCATCGAGCATGTCCAGGCCGTCGCAGGATGCGCTCAGGCGGCCGACGGACACGGTGACGGGGTAGAAGCCATCGACGCCAGCGAACTCCACGGCGAACGGGCGCGCCAGGGCTTCGATCTCGTGCCCGCGGTCCAGGACGTTCTCCCGCACCCAGTCGCTGAACTCCTTGGTCGCGCCGGTGGCCCGCATGCGCAGCATCTGCGCGCGGGTGGTCTTCTTGTCCAGGCCCATGACGGTCTTGATTTCGCTGGCGCCGTCGTGCTCGAAGCGGAAGGCATCCCATTCGGGGCTTCCCTGTACCAGCTGATGAACGATTCTTTCCATGATGATCCTTGGGGTTGG